ATCGGACGCTAACTCTCCTTTAGCTAAGAAATTTACTGCTGCTCAATCACGTAAAGCTGGTGAGATTGCTCCAAAGAACGATAAACGAGTTTACCAAAAACCAACAGATATGCCTTATAACGGCTTTTTACCAACAAATAAAAGATTTCAATAATGGCTGAGGCTTTAATGATTAGCAAAGCAGACATCACTAAGTATACTGCTTTAGACGGAAATATAGATCCAGATAAATTTGTGCAATGGGTAAAGGTTGCACAAGATATTCATATACAGACTTTCTTAGGTACTGATTTATTCAACAAAATCAAAGCTGATATAGTAGCAACTACATTAACTGGAGCATATCAAACACTCGTAGAGACATATGTTAAGCCTACCCTTATTCATTTTGCGATGTGCGAATTCTTACCGTTTATGGCTTATAGCTTAACTAATAAAGGAGTATACAAAAAAACTGCTGAGAATAGCGAATCTGTGCAAAAGAACGAGGTAGATTATTTGGTAGAAAAAGAGAAGGTAATAGCTAATCATTATGCACAAAGAATGATTGACTACATCACTTATAATATATCTAGCTTTCCTGAGTACAACACTAACACGAACGGAGACATACAGCCTTTGAAAAAGACTTTTAACACCAATTGGAATTTGGGAGGATCTAGCAATATAATTAACAATAATGACTTTTTATGGCGAATCGCAAAAAAATAAATACTCCGAAGCAAAACAATATCATAAAATTAAAGTTATATATAGAGAATGGCAAACGTAAAGATATCAGCACTAACGGCAAAGGCAGCAACCTTAGAGACTACGGACAGACTAGCAATAGCTGATTACAATGGTACAACCTACGATTCTAAGTATGTAACAGGACAAGAGGTAAAGGACTTGTCTACATTGGTAGGAATAGGTACAACAATAACCGCGACTAGAGATATACTTGAGGCTGATAGAGACAAGATATTTGGCGTAGATACATCTGGAGGAGCGGTTAGTATAAATATAAATACAAACGCAGTTAACGCAATAAGCATTGGAGCACAAATGATGTTCTACGTACTAGACGCAACTAACCCTGTTACAATAACTGCTGCTGGTGGTATAGGTTTGTTAGCTGAGGGAAGCAAAGTTACCCTAAACGGATTGTATGCTTGTTGTACGTTGGTTAAGATAGCGACTGATAGTTGGGTGTTAGCTGGAAATTTAATTTAATAATAAAAAAATATGAGTTTACCTAGATTAGATCAATTAGTAGCAAGTAAAGGTGTATATATATGCAACGATACTACGGAGGTTACAAAGACAATTAGTGCGATAGCGGTGCTTGAGGATACTGTTTTCTCGGCGATTAAAGTAGGAGGAGTAGATGCGAAAGCTTCGTATATTTCAACTCCAGCAACTGCAATTAAAGCTGGTGCAATTATAACTGGAGTAGGTGTAAACTTTAGCGGTGTAACACTTACAAGTGGAAGTGTAGCATTGATTCTAGGGTAAAATGATGTACGGATACGGAAATTCTATGTTTTTATTCAATAACGGAATTATAGCAACTCCAGCAATCAACCCTTTATGGGACAACTTATTTGCTGCTTACAAAGCAGAATCTAATGCTAATGACTCTTTAGGCTTGTACAATGGTACAGCTAATGGAGGGCTAACATACGGCACTGGAAAGAGTGGTAATGCTTTTGTATTTAATGGTACTAATGCTTATGTAGGGCTTGGTAGTAATAATTTTAAATTCACAAACGATTTTTCTATCTCTTTTTGGGTGTATATACCTAGTATTGCTACCGCAACAAATGGTATATTTGCGAACTACACAAATCAAACCGGATCGAAAGGATTTATAGCGTACTTGAAATCCGATGGAAAGTTTGAATTTTACGTGTCTGGTGTGAACGGAGTATCGACGGCAACAACAACAGCTCAAATACCTACTGGATGGACTCATATAGGGGTTTTCAGAAAAATGACATCGAATAAGGAAACATTCGTGTATATCAATGGAGTACTTGACGCACAGAGTGGAATAAACAACGCTATAACATTGGACTTCTATACAACAACTAACCCATCTATCGGTGCTATTGATTCTATTAGTGGCGGTGCTCAAGATTTGTTTGGGTTCATGATGAATAACTCTAAGATTGATGAATTGTATATATGGGATAGGGAGGTGACAAGTTCTGAATTTACAGAACTATATAATAGTGGTTCAGGAACATTTTATTAAATATTAATTATGACAGTTAGAGAATTAACAACAGAACAAAAAGACCTATTAGTAGGTCAAAAATGGGGTTACGAGAATCAATACTTTAACCCTATTCAAGACAACAATGGAGTGTGGATAATCTCCAATGAGGAAGTAAACGGATGTACGCTATCACAAGCCATTGCAATAGGGTGTGATGGATGGTTACTAAGTTTACCAGAAATTACATTTGTTCCAGTACCTGATGTATTACCATAATGAAGGTTAGTATCTTAAGTTTCTTTAAATACATAGGTGTAAGCTTGATAGGCTTTTTCGCACCGTTGAAAGTTGCATTTATTCTTATTATTATTTTGGTTGTTACAGATACCGTAACAGGAATAATGAGGGCGGGAAGAAAAGATGTTGAGAGAATAACAAGCCGTAAAGCATTTGCGATAGTGCCTAAGCTTATTTTTTATTTCTTATTGGTTATTGTTGCTCATGGGTTAACACTAGCAGAGCCAGAGTTACCATTTGTGAAATTCGCATTAATTGGTATAGGGTGGATAGAAGTGAAATCTATTGACGAGAATTTTAGAGGGCTTTTTGGGTTTAGTTTTATTGATAAGACGTTAACGGCAATTAAACAAGTAAATCAAATTAAAAGACACAAGGATGCGTGATTGGTTACCATTAATAGGCTTTGTATTTATTGCTTTCATTATTGGAATTGTAGGAGTTTACAAGAAGAAAGCTGAACCAGAATTTGTAGTAAATACAGTTGAGGTAGTTAAGCTTAAGGATAAGCTTATTACTATTAAAGATACGGTAACAAAGATTGAATATAAGCTACAAAAGGCTAAGGAAATTCACGATACTATCACGATAATTAAACAACAAGACACTTTAATTAAGATTTTGAAGGTTGAGGTTAAATTACAGGACACTATAATTAAGAAACAAGATACAATCATTAACAACTGCGAACAAGAGGTTAAAAAAGAAAAGAGAAAGAAACTACTAGCTATTGGTAGTGCGGTGTTATTATCAATCGGTTTAATTGTTAAATAATGGAAATTTCAAGAAAAGGTATAGACTTAATAAAGAAGTTCGAAGGGTGTAGGCTTAAGGCTTACAGATGTAGTGCTGGAGTGCCTACGATTGGATATGGCAATACTTATTACGAAGATGGCACGAAAGTTAAGCTAGGCGATAGAATCACGCAAGAAAGAGCTGAATTACTACTTAAGGAACTAGTTAAGAATTATTATCACCAACACAAAAACATCACACAGAACCAATTCAACGCTATCACTTCATTCTGTTATAATGTCGGAAATGGCAACTATAATAAGTCAACACTAAAAAAGAAGCTGTTAGCTAACCCTAACGATCCGACTATTCGCAATGAATTTATGAAGTGGAACAAAGCTGGAGGTAAAGAATTATTAGGATTAACCAGGAGAAGGCAGGCAGAGGCTGATTTATATTTTAGTAAATAACATTGATTTATAGCACTCGTAAAAAAGTGCTATTTTTTTATCTAATATATAACGTATATCAATAATAAGTGTTATATTTGTGTATAATTTAAAACTAAAAACAATGATTTTATTTATTTCAGGCTTAATACTAGCCTACGTATGCAACCATTTCGACAATGAAATGAAGATTAAGAGAAGGTTAAAGAAAGCTAAAGAGGAGTTGTTCTCGGATGATAGACCTAAGTATTGGCAGTAACGTTTGGTGCTATACGAAGGAGGCGATTATTAGCACTAAAGTTGATGCGGAGTACCAAACCGCCTCTTTTGTATAGCACGTGTTAGCGGTAGTTTTTTATACCATTTTGTTGATGTCAGCAATATGGTCAAAATATGAGATAGTGGCGGAATTGGTTAGACGCTATGATGAAAGACGAAGTACAAGTTTTTCTAAAAAACCATAATAAAAAAGTCTTAGCGGATTTAATAAAAATGGGTTGTTGGTTCGAGTCCAACCTATCTCTCCATTATCACAGAAGGAAATCAATTTCCATCTGTGGATATAATTAACTGTAAATGAATTTATTAAGCAACTAAAAAAAAACAAATGAAAGAATTAGGACTATTGCCGAATAAAGAAGGGTTTGAATTTATTGCTGTTTTAAAGGATGGTAATAAAGTTAAAACAAAAGTATTTAAAGATGAAAACGGATTGTATCGTTTTGTTGAGTTCAACAATTCGATAGGATGGTTTCCTTTAAATTACCGCTAACTAATGGCTAAACGAAACTTTAATACATTTGAATTATGCGTATTTCCTTAGATTTCACTTGCAAATGGACTATAAAAAATAATGAAAATTATGTATTCGTAGAAAGTCCAAAAATGCTTGTAAATTTAAAAACAGGAAAAATAATTAATCAAATTTCAAAAGGTGGGAGTATAGGGTATATTATAAATTCAAAGTTTTATGCCCTTACTAAACTTCGAACAATGTTGATTAAGATTAAACAAAAAGAACAACTACCATTTTAACATGAAATACTTTAAAAAAAAGATTCCTAATATAAAGGAATATCGAGAGATGAAAAGAGTAGCTATACATCACTTATCCAAGCAAGGGTTAAGCAAGAAAGAGATAGCAGAAGAACTAGGAATGGCTTACAAGAATGTATGCTTACAAGCTAAGAAACCTATTGATGAAGGTATAGACGAAATATACGATAGAATGGTATCGTGTGAGTTATATCCTATCAAGCAAAAGAGCAAGGTAGTATGGCGAAAATTATAGTACCTCGCCACATGGCAGAGAATAAAGCTCGTAGAATTATACGTATGCTTGAATGTGGAGAGCAAGAATCAGTAGTTAGAAGGTTATGCAACTTAGACGATAAGAAATTCCAAGTTTTAAAAAACCAAGTTGTAACCAATAAGAGCTACGTTCATTTTGGTAGTAAGAATGAAAGTTACATGACAGAGGAAGAAATGTTGGTAGGTTACGTAGCGCCTAGCTATGATGAGTTAAGTGAATCAGAAAAAGAAATGTACAATGCAAACTAAGAAATGTTTTAAGTGCAAACAAGACCTACCAATAGAAAACTTTAAAAAGATAGACGAACACGACTATCAGCAAAAAAGCTGGTTAGGAAGGCTTATTAATTGCAGAGAGTGCAATATATCACTAGAGTTAAAACAAGGCGTTGTAAGGCGTATAAATGGCAAATTCCAAGTGTTAAACTGGAGTAAAGAAGAAATAATAAACGATAATTTAAAGTAATATGAAAAAGATAGTAATTTTAGCATTGATTTTTACGGCTTGTAAAAAAGAAAGTAATGTAACAAGTAATGGAGAAACTAAAGATTGTAATTGTGATCGTATAGTATCAACTCCTTACTTTAAATTTACAGGACAAGATGGAGTAACTCATTACAACTACAATATAACTACGGTTAACGATTGTAGTGGTAAAGAAAAAACTGAGCAAGTAAAAACAAATGGTCCATTGTATTATAAATTTGGAGATTGTAGAAAATGAGAAAGACAGAAACAAACCCGAACGAATACGAGATAGATAAACTAATCACCCTTATATGGGCTACGATAGTTCTAAGCTCGTTAACTTTTTTAACCTTAATCGTAAAGACAATTTTATGGCTGGCAATATAAACTATGAGTTTTACTTCCGTAATGCTCCAGAATCAAACGTGTATTTAAGGCAATTAAAATCTCACACTGTACACAAACTACGTGAGAAAGGATTTACGCATAAGCAAATTGCAAAGAAGATAGGTAGCAACGGACATACGACATCGCTATACATGGAGAAACAAATAGTCAACTCCTCGTACATTATACGTAACTATGAGAAGATAATAAAAGAACGGATTTATCCTATACGCAGACATCGAGATAGAATAGATTGGATAGCCTCTAGAGATTAACTAGAGGTTATTTTTTTGTTTGCTAAAAACAAACAACTAAGTTTTTAAGTTATTAAGATATGGTAGAACATATCGATAGAATTCTAGAGATTTACAAGGAATCTAGAAACCAGAGCGAGACAGCTCGCAAAATCTGTGAAGAAAAAAATATCCCTTATACCGATAGTAATAGGAGGTTAGTAGCTAGTCTAATCAAACATAGAGAGGACAAAGGCATATTTGATGAGTGCGAGAGGGTAGGTATAAATCCAAGTAAGGTTAAACACTATTGGTACAAGGGTAAGAACTACTCTATCAATGTTAAGGGAGAGGATACAGACAAAGAAATAGATTTTGACTCTGTTATATCGGAGTGCATGAAATCGTACGAGAAACAGCCTTTAAACAAGCTTAAAATACAATCTGACATAGTAGATAGATTAGTCTATACAGATGTTCACACAGGGATGGATGCGTCTAGAGGTGGTTTATCTTTATATCCTGTTGAATGGAATGGTGAAATGTTATTAGAAAACATAAAACTAATGGCAGAATTCACGATTAAAAACAAACAATCGGATGTTCTTTACATTGATGAGCTAGGTGATTATATGGATGGATGGGATGGTGAGACAACTCGTAAAGGTCATAAATTACCACAAAATATGAACAATGAAGATGCTTTTGATTATGGTTTAAAAGCTAAGGTTCTATTAATAGATATACTTCAAAGCGAATTTAAACACATTGTTTGTAATAACATATGCGAGGATAATCACTCGGGAGCTTTTGGATATGTTGTAAATAGTGCGTTTAAAAGTGTTATAGAACATAAATACTCAAATGTTGAGGTAATAAACCACAGAAAATTCTTAAACTTCTACAAGATACAAGATAGAATGATTGTATTAACGCATGGTAAAGATGCAAGAAATCTAAAATTCGGATTTAAACCACAACTTGATCCACGACAAATAGAA